GAGACGCTCGCGCGAGCGATCAAGCGCCTCGCGGCCGAACACGCGGAGGCGGCGGCGCAGCGTCGGGAGGCGCGGGGGGCCGCGCTGCGCGAAGCCCTCGAGGTGATCGGAGGCGGCGAGCCGCCCGAGAAGTGGCATGGGCCCACGATCGGCCGCGTCGGGAAGTGGTTCCGCGCGAACCGCCGCAAGGTGGTGAACACCGACGCGGGCCCGCGCATCCTCGACGCCGCGGGGGAGAGCGGCGGGTCTGTCCGTTGGGTGGTGCGTGCTCCCGTCGGCGGGTCGACGCAGGGTGGACGCGTTCCGAGCCTGGAGAATGAGCACCCGTCGAAGCCTTCCGACGGAGCAGAGTCAGGGGGGATGGGGGGGAGAGGGGGGATGTTCCACACTGTTACAGCTAAACATCCATTTAATCCTCGTCATGGAGCTATAGGAAACATCCCCCCTATACCCCCTATCCCCCCTGGGATGACCCCCTCTGAGGGCTCCGAAGCGTCCGAGTCTGGACATTCTGGCAACAACGGCGCCGTTCGGGACAATGCGCCGCGCGGATTCTTCGACGACGACCTCGCGCCCGTGACGTTCGGGTTTGGCGACGACTCGGAGGGCGCGTGATCCGTGCTTCGCTTCCCGACGGAGGGTCCGGGCGCAGGGCCGTCATCACCCCCGCCGTCGCGCCCAGCGCCACGCCAGCGCCCGCGGAGCGCCACGGGCGACAGGTTGACCGTCCCGTGGTCGTTCGCGCCCTTCCCGGGGCTCCTGGGGCCGCCGCGCCGCCACGCTACCGACCGATCACCGTCCGGGGCCCGGCGGATGGAGCTGACCCGTCGCCAGCAAGAGGAATCCATGCACGAAACGGCTGTTTCCTACTGTCTAGACTGTGAAACTGCGGCACACCTGAACAAGCGTACAGGCTCCGCCGTGGTGTGCGTCTGCGGCACGGTGCACGCTCCTGACGGCTTTCGCTGGCCCGTCGAGCCCGCACGGCCGCTGCCGCCGTCGCCACGCACTCCCACGAGGGCGCCGCGGCTCGTCACGGCCCCAGCGCTGCCCGGCGACGCCACGGAACCCGCCGCGCCCCTTCCGACGCTCTCGCCGCTCGCGCGCGCCGGTGCCGCGGCCCTCGCGCTCGTGCCCGACGATCCCGAGCTGGCCCGCGTGCGCATGCTGCTGACCGACCTGCGCCCCGACTGTCCCGACCCCCTCGAGCCGCCTGTGGCCGACGCTGGCCCCACGCTCCCGCCGGTCACGATCCGCGACCCCAGCGCGTCGTGGGGCGGCGTTCCGCGCGGCGTCGGGTTCGGTGCGGGGTCGCCGATGGCTGCCGCGGCGCTCGACGGGCGCTGCTACGCCGACGTGGTGCGCGAGCTCGCCGACCTGCCCGCCGACGCGCGCGCAGTGCTGCGATGGTTGCGGGCGCACGGGACACTCGCCGAAGGGCTGCGAGGTCTCTACGTCGACGCGGGTCTGGCGTTTGCCAGCGCGGAGCAGTCCGAGGCGTGGCGCGACCTGGGGGCACGGCGCGAGGGGGCACCGATGCACGGGCGTCGGCTGGTGCTCGCGGCGGCGACTGCGTGGGGGCGGTGATGCCCCACGAAACTGTTGACACCCATTCCAGGTCGTGCATGAATACTCGCAACTTCGACGGGGCACACAGCGCCACAGGTGCGTCCAGAGCACGCTGCGCAGCGCCCCGTCACTCGCACATGCTGCTCACCGCCGAGGACATCGCAGCTCGCACGCGCACGCCGCTGCGCACGGTGCAAGAGCGGTTCGCACGTGCTCGCCGCGAGGGCGCTCCCGTCGTGCGAGCGCCCCGCGGTGGACGTGGGCAGCCCCCGTGGGCGATGCGCGCAGAGGACTACGCGCGGCGCATCGGCGTCGACCTGGAGACGCTCGCCGCAGGTGCACTGTGACCACGCCGCGGCCCCACGCGCGGAAGGAAGTGCCCGCGTCGCTCGTCGCGCGGGTGCTCTACGAAGCTGAGCTCTACGGCGACGAGATCGCCGCGCAGCGCATCTCGAGACACCCGAACACGCTGCGTGCGTGGCGCCGCGAGCGCGGATCTGAGCCTGACGTAGTCGCCGCGCTCGATGCGATCCGGCTCAAGGTGCGGGCGACATGGATCGGCGAGGCCGTCGAAGCGCGCACCGCCGCGCTGCGCAAGGTCTCCGAGCTGGTGAAGACCACGAAGAGCCTCCGCGCTGCGGCGTCGGCGGCTGCGACGCTGCACGAGATCATCCTGTCGCACCAGGTGCTGGGCGACCCCGAGCACGGCCCCGACGGCTCCGACGCTGATGGCGCTGATCAACATCAAGGGGATCATCAGCGCGGCGATCAACGCGAAGCTGAAGGCGCGCGAGGCGGCGCGTTCGACCCCGACGACGAGGGAGATCTCGGCGGCCGCCAAGGCTGACCCGTCGATCTACGCGGAGGAAGTCTTCGGCCTCACGGTGTGGACCCGCCAGCGCGAGGTTCTCGCTGCGGTGCGCGACCACGACCGGGTGTCCGTGCGCAGCGGGCACAAGGTGTCGAAGAGCACCAGCGCGGCGATCGTCGTGTGGTGGTTCACCAGCGACCCCGACGCGAGGCCCGAGGCGCGCGCGATCGTGACCGCGCCCACCGGGCGCCAGGTGAGCGAGATCATCTGGCGCGAGGTGATCGCGCTGCACGGTCGTGCGACGCGGCGTGGGTACAGGCTTCCCCTCCCGGGGCAGCGCCCCGGCACTGGCGTTCGCTGGGGTGACGGCCGCGAGATCATCGGTTTCACGATCGACCAGCAGCAGCCCGAGGCCATCGCTGGATTCTCGGGCGCGCACCTGCAGTTCGTGACCGACGAGGCGAGCGGCATCGACGACCGCGTCTTCGAGGCGCTCGACGGCAACGCCGCCGCCGGCGCGCGGTTCTTCATGATCTCGAACCCGACGCGCACGAGCGGCGCGTTCTTCGAGTCGCACCAGCCGGGTAGCGACTACCGCGCGTTGCACATCAGCAGCGAGGAGTCGCCGAACATCACCGGTGAGGGTCGCGTGCCTGGACTCGCAACGAGCGAGTGGCGCGACCGCATGTACGCGAAGTACGGGCGGGACTCGCTGTTCTGTGCGGTGCGGGTGCGCGGGGAGTTCCCGAGCGCCGGTGACGACGAGGTGTTCGGCGCCACGCTGGTGCACGAGGCGATGTCGCGCGAGGCGCCCGGCGACGGTGAGCTCGTCGGCGGTCTCGACGTGGCGGCGCTCGGCGGCGACGAGAATGCGCTCTCGCTGCGTCGCGGTGACCAGTGGCTCCCGCTGGTGATGATCGAGCCGGGCAAGAGCGAAGAGGTTGCCGCACGGGTGATCCATGCGATCCGACGCGCGCGAAGAAGCCCACGCGAGCGTCCGCGCATCGCCATCGACGCGAACGGCGTCGGCTTCGGTGTGTGGTCGGTGCTCGCGGGTGAAGGCTTCACCGTCGACGGCGAGGAGTTCACCCCGCGCGACGAGGTCGAAGCCATCGCGGTCAACTCCAGCGAGAGCGCATCGGATCCCGACACGTACGCGAACCTTCGCGCGGAGATGCACTTTCACCTGAAAGAGAAGCTCGCCGGCGGCGCCTCGCTCCCGCAAGACGACCTGCTAGACGACGAGCTGCGGTCTCCGAAGTACACGCTCGACAAGTACAACCGCATCCTCGTCGAGCCGAAGTTGAAGGTGCGCGCGCGCATCGGCCGATCACCAGACCGCGCTGACGCGGTGATGCTCGCGGCAGCGCACGACCTGTTTCGCACCGGGACGGTACCCGCGCCCCCTGCACCGCCCCCCTACGACGACTCCCGCGAGCTCGGCGCCTTCGCCTCTCGCTGACCCGACATGGCCCCCACGACCTTCTCACGCATCACGAGCACCGCCACGGCGGTCGCCGCTGCAGGGCGCGCAGCGTACGACGCGGCGTCGTCGACGTGGGCGAGGCGCACGGCTGCGAACGAGAAGACGATCACCGTCCCCGCGCCCTACCAGGAGCGCGACCCGGCGATCCTCGGCAACCGGCTCACGCCGCAGTACATGGCGGCGCTGATCCGCGACCGGAATGCGGGGAACTTCCAGGCATGGACCGACCTCGGCGCGGAGTTCCTCTCGGGCAAGAACCCGCACTTGGTCGCGCAGCTCGGCGTGCGCAAGACCAGCGTCAGCGAGACGCGCTTCGACGTGTGCCCCGGCAAGGGATCGAACGCGCAGGGCGCGAAGCGAGCCGCGCGCGACTTCCTCGAACTGATGGACCGCTGGCGCGCGCGCCAGGAGTTCGACGCGCTGCTGCAGCAGGTGACCGCCGCCGAGTGGTGGGGCCGATCGCTGCACGAGATCCTCTGGAGTGACGAGGCGGGCCCGATGACGCCGGAGCGCCTCGCGTGGGTGCACCCGCGGCGCCTGTCGTACGCGTGCGCGCTCGGCGACCCGGAGTCGTGGACGATCCGCCTGCACGACCCCGACGACCCCATGAGCCCCTTCGCGGGCCCGTACGGCGTGCCCATCTCGAGGTGGCACGCCGACAAGTTCATCCTGCACGAGACCTCTCCGCTCGGCGTGCAGAAGACCGGCGAAGGTTTGTTCGCGGGCTGCGTCTGGTTCCTGCTGATGTACGAGTGGTCGTGGCGCGACCTGATGGCGCTGATCGAGCTCCTCGGGCGCCCCGGCGTCATCGGCTACTACAACGCCGGCGGCGCGAAGAGCGCGGACCGCGGCGGCAGCGCGCTGAAGTTCGACGGCGCGCGCAACGCGAACGCCGACGAGATCACGAACCTCACCGGCGCCGTGCGCGCGGTGTCGGGGTCGCTCCGCGCGGTGCTCTCGGACACGACGCGCGTCGAGCCGCTGAAGTACGACACCGCGGCGACGCCGCTGCAGCTCGAGGCGATCAAGCACATCGAGGCGCTCGTTTCGAAGGTCGTCAACGGGACCACCGGCGTGACCGACATCGTCGCGGGATCGCGCGCCGCGCAAGAGGTCGCGTGGATGCAGTCGCTCACGTTCTGGCGCTACGACGTGCGCCGCGTGTGCGGCTTCATGGGTGACCTCGCGCGCCGCATGGTCGCCGCGAACCCAGGTCGCTACGGCCTCGGGTGCCCCGCGCCGGTGGTGTTCAGCCCCGACACGGAGCCGAAGCCCGTGGAGCCCGCGGCGAAGCCCCAGGCCGACAAGACTGACCCCGCGGGCTCTGCGCCCGCCGACGGAGCCGCATGAACCCCAAGACTCGTCGACGCTCACCGAAGGGCGATCACTTCAGCCGCGCCGAGCAGCACGTCACCGGGCGCCAGGTGCTCGGCGCCGTCGTGCCCTTCGCGGCCGCCGCGCCGAAGGCCGACGGCTGGACGGTGCTCGCGTACGAGGTCGCGATGTCGGAGAGCGAAGTGCGCCTCACGCGCCGCGACTTCGAAGAGTGCGTGAAGAACTTCGCCGCGTACCCGTGCAGCCCGGTCACGATCGAGCACGCCGACACGATGATGTTCGGCGAACCGTCATGGGCGGAGCCGCACGGGCACGTCGAGGAGATTCGCGTCGGCACGATGCAGCGCGCGGGCGCCGACGTGGCGACGCTCGAAGGGCGCGTGTCGTACCTGCCCCCGACCGACGCCGAGGTCGCCGCGAAGAAGTGGCGCTTCGGGTCGATCACGATCATCCAGGGCGCCGTCTCCGAAGAGACGGGCGCGAAGCTCGGCTCGATGCTGTGGTCGTGGTCGCTCACCGCGCACCCGCGGCTGATGGGGCTCCCCGCGATCGCCGCCAGCGCGCGCGCGCCCGGCGCCCTCGTGCAGGCCGGGTACTGGTACGGCGACATCGACGACCGCGACGACCTGCTCACGTGCCTGCGTGACCTCTTCGACCTCCCGGTGACCACCGACGAGACCGCGGTGCTCGCCGAGCTGGCGAAGCTCGAAGGCTACGTGACCGACCCCGCGACTGCCGATGCCGACGGCGTCGAGACCGACCACATCGTCTGCCAGATCCGCGACGCGCTGCGCCTCCCGGCGCTGACGAGCGCGGTGGCGGTGATCGCCGAGGTCCGCAAGGGCCTCGCGACGCTGCCAAACGACGACATGCCACCGACCCCCGACGCCGCGACGGACCCGGCGACGATGCACTCCACCCTCCACACGGAGAAGTTCATGAAGCTCACCCAGATCATCGCGGCGCTCGGGCTCACCGCGGTCGCGTCGGAAGACGACGCGGAGAAGAAGCTCACCGCGTTCGCGCAGCTCGGCGCGGACACCCTCAAGGCCCTCGGCCTCCCCCTCACCGCGTCGCCCGCCGACGTCGCCGCGCGCACCACGGCGCTCTCGACCGCCGCCGCGCGCGTGCCGGTGCTCGAGCAGGAGCTGGTGACGTTCCGCGCCGAGCGCGACGCGCGCGAGAAGGCGGACCGCGCGGCGCACCTCGACGACCTCGTCGCGGCGCGCCCCGAGCTCGCCACCGTGCGCGCGTCCCTCGAGCTGCACGCCGCGAGCGACTGGAAGGGCTTCCAGGCGTCGTACCCGCGCCCCGACCGCACCACGCTGGTGACGGCCGCCGCGGAGTCGGCGCAGCGCGCGCAGGACGGGCAGCGCACCACGCAGGTGACGACCACCGCCGCGAACCCCGCGACGAAGGACGCCCCGCGCGCCGCCGCGCCGAAGAACGACCGCGCCGCGTTCGCCGACGTGCTCGTCGAGTGCGGCATCGAGCCCGACGCGCTGACCATCACCGACGCGATCGCCAAGGGGCACACGCCCGACTCCCTGCGCGCCGCGCTCACCGCCTGAGACCTGAGGAGAACCGCACACCATGAGCGCAGTCGCAAAGACCCGGCTCCTGCCGGACACCTCGCTGAACATCGTCAACCGCACGGCCAGCGCGTCGACGATCACCAAGAACCGCGTCGTCGGCGTCGGCACCCCGGTGGGCTCCGAGCTCGCCGTCGAGTCGCTCGACGTCGCCGGCGCGTCGGCCTCCCTGGGCGTGATCCAGGAGGACATCGAGTCGGGCAAGGGCGGCACGGCCTACGGGCCCGGGTCGATCTGCGCGATCGAGTCCGACGGCTCGGGCACCATCGCCTACGGCGCCGAGGTCATCGCCGTCGCCGGCGGGACCCTCGCGGCCTCGGGTCGCATCAAGACGCTCCCCGCCGCCGCGGGCACCTACTACGTCATCGGCAAGAGCGTGAACTCGGCCACGGTCCCCGCGACCGCGGGTGCGCAGGCCCTCATCCGGCTCGTCGAGCCGCGCAAGATCATCGTCGCCTGATCGGCGCGGAGGAAAACACCATGTTCATCAAGACCACCGAGTCCCATCGGCGCGCGCTGCGCGCCACCGTCGACGGCATCGGCCCCGAGGTCGCCGAGATCCTCCAGTCGAAGGGCATCGACCCGCGCACGTGGGCCGCGCAGATCCGCGCCCAGCGCGCCGAGCGCACCTCCTTCGGCGCGCAGCTGCGCTCGCCGCGACGCCACGTGTCGCTGGAGATCCCCGCGGCGCCCGGCGCCGTGAAGGCGAGCCTCGACCGCGCCGACGTGACGCAGCGCACGCTGCTCAACGAGGTCGCCCTCCAGTCGATGGAGGCCGAGTTCATCCAGGACACCATCGCCCCCGTGCAACTCGTCGACCTGTCGAGCGGCAAGCAGTACGTGTCGAGCCGCACCGCCGACCGCGCCGAGGTGAACGACAACCTCGGCGAGCGCGGCCGCGCGAACCGGATCCCCTCGGGGCTCTCCAGCGTGAACTACGACTGCCAGCCGTACGGGCTGGAGTCGGACGTGAACGAGCAGCTCGCGGGCGAGCACCCGCTGCTCGAGTCGGTCGCCAACGAGACGCGCCGCGTGGCGAACGCGGTGTACCTGCAGCAAGAGCTGCGTGTCGTGATCGGCAAGCTCTTCACGAGCTCGACCTACAACAGCTCGAACCGCGCGAGCCTCTCGAGCGGCTACCAGTGGAACGGCGGCGCGTCGGCGAACCCGATCACCGACATGAACACCGCGATCGCGGCGATGAACGCGCCCCCGACGCACGTCGTGATGTCGCTGGAGGTCTACCACGCGACCACCGTCAACGACGAGCTGCGGGCGATCCTCTCGGCGAACCACGAGGGGCTCTTCTCGGCCGACGAGCTCGCGATGTACTGGGGCGTCGGCGAGGCGATCGTGAACCGCGGGCAGTACGCGGCCGCGGCGACGCCCACGGCGATGTCGCGCATCCTCTCGGCGACGGACCTCGCGCTCATCCACGCGAACCCGAACCGCAACATGCGGACGTTCCTGCGGCAGTACCGTCTGCGCCAGGGCGCGAACGGCATGGTCGCCACGGCGCGGTTCGACGGCGGCGAGGCCGGCGTCGCGGGCTTCACCTTCCCGAAGGTGGCGCACCAGACCGACATCGTCGTGGTCGACGACACGTACGGGTACCTGATCGCGAACGTGAAGCGCTGATCATGGCGACCCCGAAGAAGAAGACCGACGGCGAGGGTGGCGACACCAGCGCCGAGCAGGGCGAGAACACCGACGCGGAGACGACCACCGTCGACCCGCGCGTCGCGGAGCTCGAGCAGCAGCTCGCGACCGCGAACGCCGAGCGCGAGTCCCTCGCGGCTCAGCTCGCGACCGTGACGCAGGAGCGCGACGCGGCGCACGCCACCGTCGACACCCTCACCGCGCAGGTCACGAGCCTGCGCGACGAGCTCGTCGCGGCGGGCGACCGTCGCATCCACGACCTCGCGGAGCTGCGCGAGCGCTTCGACCGGGCGTGGCAGGAGCGCATGGGCACGCCCACGCCCACGCCCATGCCGTCGCCCGTGCGCGGGCCCGTGCGTCGCTTCGCGGCGGCGCTGATCCGATGCCACAACACCACCGGCGAGAAGCTCACGCTCAACGCCGGGGACCCGATCCCCGACGAGGCGGATCTCACCGGCGTCGCCCGCGACGCCATCGAGGAGCGCTGACCCATGGGCTTCCGACCTGACTCCCTCAAGAGCTGGCTGCGCTCGCTGCTCGACGACGGCGGCTCCCTCAGGCGCAGCGGCAACGGCATCGTGAGCTACACGCCGGCGTCAACCACGGGAACCGAGACGCTCACGAACAAGACCCTCACCGCGCCGACGATCACCACGCCGACGATCACCACGCCGAGCTGGGGCAACGGCTCGTCCATCGAGACCGCGGCGGTCGCGACGACCGATGCCACCGCCACGGTGTGCTGGTCGAAGGCGCTCGCCGACTCGACGGTCTACGAGCTCGACATCACGCTCGTCGGCCGCCGCTCCGGCACCGCGGGGCGCGCGGTGTACCGCCGTCGCGTCACCGCGTACGTCGAGGCCGGGTCGCTCACCGTCGGCTCGCCCGACACGGTGGGCACCGACCTGGAGTCGACCGCCGGGTACGACATCACCATCGCGAGCACGGGCACCACCGTGCAGGTGAAGGCGACGGGCGCGTCGGGCCACACGATGGCCTGGACCGCCCGCGTCGCGATCGCCTCCGCCTCCGTCTGATCCACCCACCCACGGCGGCGCGCCGAGACAGCGCGCGCCGCCGCATCCCCCTCTTCAGGACACCATGGCCACGACCCCCCGATACATCGCGACGAGCGTCACCGCAGCGGTGACCTACATCCGCGCGACGATGGAGGAGTCGGCCTACCTGCAGGTGTTCGACTCTGACCGCGACGGTTCCGTCGCCCCGAACTCCAGCGACGAGACCGAGCTCACGCGCGCCGTGTGCCGCGCCGAGACGAAGGTCGACGAGCTTCTCGGCGCTGCGTACGGCGCGCCGTGGACCGCCGACCAGTTCGCCGCGCTCACCGCGGGCACCCAGGATGCGGTGCGCGAGTGCGTGCTCGAGCTCTGCCCGTGGGAGCGCGTGAAGTTCCGCGCCGGCATGTCGGACGAGAAGCGCGCGCCCTACCGCGTGCTGTGGAAGGACGCGTGCGCGCGGCTGGAGAAGCTCGCCGCCGACGCTGCGCGGCGCCTCCCCGGTGCGGGCCCCGCGGCGCCGACGATCGCCGGCGGCGTGCTCTCGCCCGTCGAGTCCGACACCGGCATGACCTGGCAGCACGTCGCGGACGGCACGACCAGCGTCTGATGATCGCCCTCTCCGCTGAGCTCGACGTGGGCGACTGGACCACGGGCCTCGACCGGCTGCGCGAGGGTGTCGACGATGCCCTCGAGGGCGCGCTGCGCTCGACCGCCGAGAGCGTCGCCGCCGCGGTGCGAGCCGAGCACCCGTACAACGACTACACGTACCGGCTGACGCGCTCGACGCGCGCGTACGCCCCGCGCGGGCGCTTCTCGCGCGGTGACCTGCGCGTCGAGGTCGTTGCGGCGATGCCGTACGCGACCTTCGTGCAGCGGCGCCGCGGCGACTGGCTGATGGACGCCTATCAGCAGCAGGAGTACCGGCTCGAGCACGACGTCGAGACGGCCCTCGGGCGCGCCGTCGATCGGTCGGGGCTCCGGTGAGCGCGACGCTTGACGCGATCGAGGGCGCGATCTTCACGCGCCTCGCGACGCTCAAGGCGAACGGAGCGACGCCCGCGACCTCGACCCCGTTCCGCACCGTCGATCGGTGGGCGGGCGAGGTGACGGCCGACGACATCGACGAGGCGCTGCTCGGCGTCGCACCGTCGGCGCTGCTCGCGCACGAGGGGTCGACCACTGTCACGCGCGGCGAGCAGCAGTACGTCGAGACCCTCGGCCACGACGTCGAGGTCGTCGAGCGCCACGCCTTCCGGGTGTACGTGACCGTCGCCGACACGCGCGGCGACACCGCCACCGTGAAGGGCGGCACGGGCACCCCCGGCATCTACGCCTGCACGCAGACGGTCGCCGAGGCGCTCGCCGGGTACCGCATCACGGGGCTCCTCGGCGTGGTCGCGCTGGTCGAGCGCAGGCCCTGGCGGATCCGCCGCGGCGAGAGCCGCACCGACCTCGTGCGGTTCGTCGCGTACTCGGCGCTGCCCGACGCATCCGAGACCCTCCCCGGCGCGCCGATGACGCGCCTCGACGCCCACGTGAACGACAGCGCCGACGACGTAGACGACCAGACCGTCACGCTCGCCGAGTCGCGCACCACCCTCTGACGGAGACACGCACCTATGAGCCTCCCCCTGCCCAGCGGCTACACGCCGTCGCTCCTGCCGCGCATCGCCATCGCGGTGCGCCTCGGCGTGGGCCCGCAGCCCGCGTCGAACGACTACGCCGTGGCGATCCTCGGCAACAAGACCACGGCGGGCCTCGTCGCGGCGGCGACGCCGACGGAGGTCGCGGGCGTCGATGACGCGAACACGCAGTGCGGCGCGCGCTCCGAGCTCGCGCACATGTGCCGCGCGTGGTTCGGCATCGCGCCGCGCGGGCGCGCGTCGGTGTGCGCCGTGGCCGAGAACGGCTCGGCGGTCGCTGCGACGGCAACGCTGCTCTTCGCGACGACGGCGACCGCGTCGGGCGTCGTGCGGCTGCGTATCAACGGGCGGCGGCTTCCCGAGGTGGTGATCGCCTCGGGCGACACCGCGTCGGCTGTCGCGACCGCGGTCAACACCATGCTGGGGCAGTACACGGACCTGCCCTGCACGGCGGGCGTCGCGACGGCGACGGTGACCCTCACCGCGGCCCAGGGCGGGCCCCGCGGCAACGACATCCGCGTCGTGTGCGAGATCGTCCCCGCGGGCACGAGCGCCGTCGCGATGACCGTCGCGCTCAACGGCGGCTCGGCGGCCGTGAAGGTCGACGGGCGCTTCGGCACCGACTCGGCGACCGCCGGCACCGGCGCCGACGACTTCACCGCTGCGCTCTCGGCGGTGTACGCCGGGCACTACGACTTCATCGTCTGCGCGTGCAACGACGACACGAACCGCGCGCTGGTGAAGACGCACGTGGACGCGGCGAGCGCCATCTCCGAGGGCCGCCGCCGCGCCGCGGTGTGCGGGTCGATCGAGACCACCAACAGCACCGTGCGCACCGACGCCACGACGGCCAACGCGGCGCGGGTGCAGATCATGCGGCTCAAGGGCGCCCACAACGGCACCGGCGAGATCGCGGCGGCCTACGTCGCGGCGCACATCTACGGCGACGGTCGCCTCTTCGGGATCGCGCAGTACCTCGACGCCAAGCAGAACGCGCTGCAGCTGTACCCGTCGATCTACGCGCCCGAGGTCACCGACTACCAGACGAGCACCGAGCAGGCCGCCGACCTCGCCGCCGGCGTGTCGCCCCTGGCGGCCTCGCGGCTCAACCCCGGCTACGCCGAGGTGGTGCGGCCGGTGACGACGCGCACGGTCGCCGCGTCGGGCGCGACGAGCTACCTCGTGATCGACCCGTCGAAGGTGCGCGTGGCCGACGAGGTCGCCGATCGCATCGAGGCGTTTGCGGGCGCGAACTACGGCGACAAGAACCTCACGTCGGACCCGTCGGATCCCGACGCGACGCCGTCGAGCCCGTACGTGATCTGGCCCGAGGCGATCCGTCAGGACCTGCTCTCGATCCTCCGGCAGATGGAGGACGAGGGGCTCCTGCAGAACGTCAACGCGCACGCCGACGCGGTGTCCGTCGAGATCAACAACGTCGACAACACGGTCGCCGTCGCCTCGGTCCCCATCGAGGTGATCCCGCACTTCCACACGTTCGTCGTGTCGGTCAACCAGGTCGGCTGAAAGGGCTAGAGCACCATGGCACGCAAGGAATTCTCCGGGGGCGGACGCCTCTTCGGCAACGGGTCGCTCCTCGGCGACGCGACGAACATCGACGTGACCGTCGGCGGCCCGACGTCGCGCGTCGTCACCACGGGCGGCAACACCGGCGAGGTGAAGAGCGACCCGACGATGGCGAAGATCGCCGTGTCGCACGCGGTGCCGAAGACGGGGGCGGACCTGCAGAAGATCCGTCGCTGGCAGCGCCGCTCCACCGACGTGACGTGGAAGGTCGTCGTGGGCAACAACACCGTGGTCGTCATCGGCAAGGTGTCGTCGTTCAAGATGACCGGCGCGCCCGGCAAGGGCGAGTGCTCCTTCGAGATCGAAGGCGACGAGCAGGACGTCGGCTGATGGCACGCACGCAGGGCGACGACGGTTCTCCCCTCTCGCGCGCGATCGCTCGCACCGGCGGGCGCCCGGTGAAGGTCATCGACTTCCCGGGCCTCGCGGGCACCAAGGTCGCGCTCTGGTGCCCGAACGAGCTCGAGGAGTCGAGCGCCGACATCGCAGCGCGCCAGCGTCTCACCGGGCAGTTCAAGCTGACCGCGCTCGACCTGTCGCTCGCGCAGGAGACCGAGCTCGCCAAGCGCGAGCGCGAGATCGAGCTCCTGACGCTCGTGCTGCGCGACCCCGCGAACCCCGAGATGGCGTTCTGCGAGGAGTCCGACGAGCTGCGCGAGGCGCTCGCGGGCCCCCAGCGCGCGGCACTGATCGAGTCCATCGAGGACTTCAAGATCGAGCGATTCCAGTCGCAGGCGCCGGGCGATGACGACGAGCTCGTCAAGGCGGTGCGCGCGATGGGAAAAGTGGATGGGGTGCTGCCAGTCTGGTTGACGTCCTGCGACAGCTCTACGCTGCGACGCATCGTTCGATGCCTGGCGGCGAGCACCCCGCCGACCCCCGACAACTCCTCGACTACCTGATGCGCGAGTGGGCGGCGTACCGGCTCGAAGAGTCGGGGCTGCTGCCGCCGCGACACTGGCACCCGACCAAGCTGTAACCCATGGGCGAAGCCGTACTCAGAATCCGCGCGGAGGGCGGGCCCGAGGTCGCTCGGCTGCTCGCCGACGTCGAGCGCCTCGTCTCGGCCTCGTCGCGCCGCACGCAGCGGGCGCAGGAGCAGGCCGACGCGGGCTACCGCACGAACGCCCGCCGCACCGCGGAGGAAGCGGTCGCCAACAGCCAGAGGATCTCCCGCGCGCGTCAGCGGGAGCTCGCGTTGCAGGGCGAGGATCAGCGGAAGTTTCACGACCTGTTCGTAAACTTCGAACGCCTCGCGACTGCGGCCGTCGAAGCCGAGACGGGCAAGCGCGGGAACCTGAACGAGCGCGAGCTGCGCGCGGTCGAGACCATCACGCTCGCCATGGTCTCGAACCATGAGCAGTCGGAGCGGCGGCGCACCGAGGCGACGCGGCGGGAGACCCACCGGCGCACGGCGCTCGCACGCGAAGCCGCCGCCGCGATCGCCGAGACCGCCGGCGCCGTGCACGGGGCGACGCAGGCGCCGCGCATGGAGACCGCGCAGATCAACGCCACGCTCGCAGGCGCCTTCGGCGAGGGCGGCGCATCGAGCGCCGAGGTCGCGCGCATGTCGGCGCGCACCTGGCAGTTCGCGCACGCGCAGGGCCTCGACCCCGAGCAGCTCGCAACGGCGCTGCAGGCGTCGCAGCAGCAGTTCTCGACGCTCGCCGGTGCGACGCCCGAGGAGCGGCGCACGGCGATGGAACGCTCGCTCAACGCGGCGCGCCTAGCGCACGACACGCAGTCGAACCCCGCCGAGGTGATGCGCCTCGCGGGGGCCCTGGGGGACATCGGCTCGCCCGACGCGGTCAACGGCGTGCTCCGCAGCGCCATCGGAATCTCGCGCCGTGGCGGTGTCGAGCTCGGAAGCCTCTCCACGCAGAACCTGGGTACGATCCGCGCGCAGATGGCGGCGGCCGTGGCGAACCTGCGCCGCGAGAACCCCCGCGCGAGCGAGGCCGACGCGCAGCGCGCGATGGTCGACGCCTTCACGCAGACGCTGTCGACGCTCGAGGTGCTCGCGCCGCGCGGCATCGAGGGGCGGCGCGCAGGCACCGCCGTGCGCCAGCTCGGAAGCGCCCTGCACGACCCGCGCGTACAGACGGCGCTCCGCACGAGGCTCACCAACGTGTTCGGGGCACGCTCGGGCGAGGTCACCCGGCTCTTCGACGAGCAGGGGGCGCTCCGCGCGGACTACCTCGGTGCGCAGGGCGGTGAGAACTTCGGCCGCGCCATCATGGGCATCGCGGGCGGCGACCCCGATCAGATCCGCGCGCTCCTCGGCCGCGGCACCCGCACCGGTGACCGCGGCGAGGTCCTGCACGCGAACCAGCGTGACCTCGTCGCAGCGCTCGCGGGGCAGGACTCGCGCGGCCGCACGGGGTGGGACGCCCTCGCGACGGTCCGCGCGGGCGCGGGCGACGTGACCGACGCCGACGTGGCGCGCACGCGCGAGATCGTGCAGGGCCTCGACGCGACGCGCCTCGCGCGCACGCGCACCGCGGGCATGATGGCAGCGCGCGAGCCGGGACTCGTCACCGATGCGAGCGACGCGGCCGCAGACTTCGCCGCGCGCCACCCGTACATCGCAGCCGTGGGCGGCGGGCGCCTCGCACAGATGGCGTGGCAGCGCAGCGCCGCGGCCCTCGCCTCGCGCGGTGGCGTGCGCGGCGTTGCGAGCACGGTGGCGCAGGGCGGTCTCACCGCGGCGTCGATCCCCGCGCTCGCAACGGCCGGCGCGGTGCTCTCCTACACCGGCGACTCGGTCGTCTCGGGCGACGAGGAGGCCGCGATGCTTCGACGGTACCGCGCCACACACGCCCGGCCCGCTGCTGCGGCCGCTGCGGCGACGCCGCCGACGGTCGACCTCTCGCCCCGCTCTGTGCAGCAGATCGCCGACGCCATGAGCCGCGCCACCATCACCGTCTCGCAGCACGACGCCGTACACGCGGCGACCGTTGCGCAGACCCACGGGGCCGCGCGGTGAGCGACCTCTCCGCATCGCTCTCGTCGTGGGCATGGGAGGGCATCGAGTTCCCCGGCACCGACACCGCCGCCGAGGGCGGGCACGACTCCGCGAAACACGCGGGGTACGGCAAGCGCGGCGCCAACGTCGAGACGACGGGCGAGCGCGCGAAGACTTTCACGGTCACCATCCCCCTGCGCAACGGCATCCGCTGGCCCGGCGCCGAGCGGCTCTACCCGGAGACCTACCAGCGGCTGCGCGCGGCCTTCCGCACCGCCGAGGGGCTCCTCACGCACCCGACCTGGGGGCTTCTGACGGCGCACCTCGATTCGTGGAAGGAGCGCATCGACCCGATGCGCCCCGACGGCCTCGACATCGAGGTCACATGGACCGAGCAGAACGGCGAGGCCGAAGGGCTCGAGCTGACGCTCGCGCGCAGCACGACGCCGGCGGCGACGGCGGCCTCCGCGGCTGCGGACGCTGACGCAGCGGGCGCGGGGCTCTCGGGCCTCGCGGACGTGACCTCGCTCGCCGACGAGGTCTCGGCGGCCTTCGACGCCCTCGACGCGGCGGTGCAGACGGGCCCGGAGGTCGCGCGCACGTTCGAGGACGTGATCGGCTCCGTCTCGGCGCGCCTCGCGGATCCCGCGGGGCTCAGCGCGGCGGGGCACGACTACCGCGCCTCGCTCCTGCGCACGCAGGCGGCCCTGTGCGACGCGCGGGCTCAGTACCTCGGCGACGGCACGACGCAGACCGTCACCCTGCGCGAGGACATGAGCGCCGCGCGCGCGGCGGCCCTCGCGTACGGCGACGCGTCGCGCGCCGGTGAGCTCGTCGCGAAGAACGCGATCGACGACGTGCTGCTCATCCCCGCGGGCACGGTGCTGGTGATCTGATGGCCACGACGCACGAGGTCGAGCTGCGCATCGGGGCCGCGTCGGTGCGCGTGGGCACCTGGGACGAGCTTGCGATCACGCACGACATGCTCGCGCCGACGTCGCCGTGGACGGTCACCCTGTGGCGCGAGGCGTCGATGGACCCGTGGCCCCGCACGGACCTGTGGCCCTTGGTGCTCGTCGACGAGACCGCCGACGTGGTGGTCGACGGCGCCGTGCAGGTGCGCGGGTACATCTCCGCCGTGAAGGTGACCGCGGACAAGTCGGGCTCCCCGCTCACGATCACGGGACGCGACCAGGCCGCCGTCGCGCAGAAGGCCGACGCGGATCCCGCGCTCTCGCTCCGCAACGTGACGCTCGTCGAGGCGCTCGAGCGTCTCTTCGCACCGCTGGGGATCAACGTCACCGTCGGGATGCTCGCGGCCGACGCCCGCACGGCCCTGGCGGGCGCTCGCCCCGGCGCGCGCACGACGTCGAACCGCCGAGCCCGACGCGCGCATCGCGTCGACCAGTTTCGGGTGAAGGTCGGCGAAAAGGTCTGGCAGCTCGCTGACCAGCTCTGCCGACGGCACGGGTACCTGCTCTACACCGCGCCCTCGGGAGACGGCGTCGCGCTGGTGATCGACCGCCCCGCGTACGACGCGCCGGTGCAGTACCAGTTCACGCGGCGCCGCCAGCCCGACGGCTCCTACGAAGGGACGATTCTCTCCGGGGGCCGCACGACCGACATCAGCGACGTTCCGTCGAGCGTGACGGTGTTCGGCCACGCGGCGGTCGCCTCGCGCGAGGACACGCGGCTCCGCGTGACGGTCGAGAACGAGGGCCTCGCGCACCCGCGCGTCGCAGGCACGCAGCCCGCGCGGCCGCGGTACATCCGCGACGACAAGGCGCGCACCCGTGACACCTGCGAGCAGCGCGGGCGCCGCGAGATCGCCGCGGCGATGGCGGGCTTCGACGTGTACGAGTACACGGTGCAGGGCCTCGGGCAGTCGGGGCGACTCTTCGCGGTGAACGCCATGTCGCGCGTCGACGACGACATGACGGGCGTGCGAGGCGACTGCCTCATCACCCGCGTCACCATGAAGCGCTCGCGCGGCGGCGGGCACACAGCCCTCGTGCGCCTCGTGCCGCGCGGGGCCATCGTGATCGAGCCGGACCCCGACGTATGAGCTTCGCCCGGTTCAAGGTCCTGCGCGCCGCGTACGACGCAGCGTCGAAGCTCCTCGGCGTGGGCCTCGCGGGCGACGGCGACGAGGGCGACGACGCGGGCGCCGCCACGGTCGATGACCAGGCCGCGCAGGTGCTCACGCAACTCGGCGTCGCGGCGCGGCCCATCGTGCGGCGGACCCTGCGCGCGCTCGGCGTGGAGATCGGCGACGAGGTCGTCGTCGTGAAGCTCTGGGACAAGGCCGCGACGCCCACAGACCTCGACGCGGGCGAGACGCGCCTGTACGCGTGCGGCGACACGACCGTCGCTCTGCGCATGCGCACCGACGGCGTGACGCTCACCGCGAAGGGCGCGACGGTCGTCATCACCTCGAACGGCGACGTGCAGGTCACCGCCGCAAGCGGGCGCGACATCACGCTCAACGGCGGGACCAAGCGCATCGCGCGCGAGGAGGACTCGCTCAACGTGGGCACGCTCGTCGCGACCGCGGGCCCCTACCCGGTGCTCTTCACCTACGTGCCCGGCACCGTGGGCTCAGCGCCTCCCCCTCCACCTGGGGGCGTCGCACTCGCCGGTGTGATCCTCACCGGTACCGGCGCCGCGCACGCGAAGGGATGACACGCTGATGGCACTCGACGCAGGCGACGCGGATTGCACGAGCGGCCTCTCGCACGAAGTCTATGAGGCGATGACGACCGACACCCGCGCGGGGCTCTCGGATCCGATGTCTGCCGACCAGGAGGGCGCGCTCAAGGCCCTCGCGTACTCCATCGCAGCGGCGGCGGTCGCGCACCTGATCGCGCACGCCGAGGTGCATGTGACCATCACCGCGGGCTCCCTCGGGGGAGGCCTCCCCGCGAGCGACGTGACCTTCAACGGCACCCTCACATGAACCGCTTCACCCGCCAGTACGACCCCGCGACCCGCGACGTGCGCTTCGACGCGTCGCGCGGATCGTGGCGCCGTGGCTCACCGGCCGCCGAGCTCGTCACCGCGACGCTGGGCACGGAGCTGGGCACCGCGGCGCGCGACCCGTCGTGGGGCGTCGACCTCGCCCGCGCGCAGAACGCCCGCGCCAACGCCGCCGCGGAGCTCCGCGCGTCGGTCGAGCGAGCCCTCGCGCGCTACACCGCCACGGGCGCGCTGCGAGATCTCGCGGTGACCGTGACCGCGGGCAAGCTCCCCACGGGCGACGCGTGCCTCGACGTGCGCGTCGTGTGCAAGGGGCGCGACGGAGAGCCCGTCGACACCACGGTGCAGTACCCCATGGAGCGGCGCTGATGTTCGAGATCCCCACCGGCATCACCACCGTGGCGCGCTTCGCCCGCGAGCTCGCGCTCCTGCTCGGTCCCGCGCACGGCAACGCGCCGAAGGACTCGAACCGCGCCGACGACCTCGCAGCGCTGGGCTACGCCCTCGCCTACGCGTGGCAGCGCCAGCGCGACGCGGTCGCCGAGGCGCACCCGCGCACCGTCACCGAACTCGTCGCGGAGCTCGAGCACGAGTTCGGCGTCGTGCCGGAGTCCTGGTCGACCCTCGCCGAGCGCCGCGATGCGCTCACCGCGAAGGCCCGCGCGCGCTTCGAGGGCACGCCCGACGCGCTCACGCTCTCGGCGCACGCCTTCTCCACCACGGCGGTGATTCACGAGATCCTCGCGAACCGCGTGGCGCACACCGACCCGCGCGGGGCGTTCCGTATCGTGGCGGTGATCTCGGAGAGCGACTACGCGGAGCTCGACCGCGTGGGGCTCACGCGCGGGCGGCTGTACCGCGTGCTGCGTCAGCAGGTGCCCGCGTACGTGCACGTCTCGATCACGACGCGCATCACCGGGTTCCTCTGCGACGACCCCGACTCTCTCACCAACCGCGACACACTGAGGTCCTGACCGATGCCGTTCACCGCACGAAGCGCCGCCGAGATCCGCGACGACCTGCTCAGCGTGTGGGCGGCGAAGTACCGCCTGCGTGGGCAGGATCTCGCGATCGACCGCGACTCCGACGCGTACGCCGAGGCCGACGCGATCTCGATCATCCTCGAGGGTCTGGAGATCCAGGCGCAGCAGAACGCCGGGCAGGTACTCCTTCGCCGCGCGTCGGGCGGAGCGCTCGACGACTTCGCCGAGGACGATGGCACCTCGCGCAAGGGTGCCGTCACCGCGCGGCGCCACGTGTCCGTGTCGGGGCCGGTGAGCACGACGACGGCGCTCGCGGGGCAGTACCTCACCACCGCGTCGGGCACGCGGTTCAACCCCATCAACGCCGACGGCTCGTCGCTCGCGTCGGTCGTGACCGACTCGGGCGGCGCAGCGACGATCCTCGTCGAGTGCGCGCAGGCGGGCAGCGTGGGGTCCATCTCCACCAGCACGGTGCTCACGTGGTCGAGTCCGCCGACGGCGTTCGCCTCGACGGCGACCGTCACCAGCACCTCGACGAACCGACGTGACGGCGCCGAGCGCGAAGACGACGCCGAGCTGCGCGCGCGGCTGCTCGACCGGCGGCGCGAGCGCCCCGCGTCGGCAAATCGCGCGGACTGGCGCGAGAAGGTGCGCGAGGTCACGGGCGTCAGCGATGCGTTTGTGTACCCGCTCGCATCGCCCGTCGCCGAGGGCGTGAGCCTCCCCGCGACGGGCACCCCCGCGGTGCCCGGGTGCGTGACGGTGCTCGCCGTCGGCCCCGTGCAGACCGACGTCGACGACCCGACGAACACGCGGTTCGCGGTGGGCGGCGCGGCGTCGCAAGGGCTTCAGTGCACGCAGATCGAGGACTTCATCGAGGGCGACCGCGACGCCGACTTGAACGTCACCACGACGGGGCGGCAGTGGCGCCCGGCGTCGCTCCCGCAGGGGAATTACACGGTCAAGACACCGCGAAAGCAGACGCAGGACGTCGACCTTCGCATCACGCCCGCGTCGAGCACCCCGTTCCCGTTCACCTACGACGCGGGCTTCACGGTGCACTCGTCGTCGTCGACGACCTCGCTGGTGGTGAGCGGCGACCATACCGCGAAGAACGGCAAGGCTGTCCTCGTGCGCCTCGGGACGAGCGTCATCCGTGGCGGCTACGCGCCCGTCACGCTCGGCGTGGGCAGCTACAACGGCGGCACCGGCCGCACGACCTTCACGGTCGCGACGATGGCCGGCGTGCCGGTGGCGAGCTCGGTGGTGCTGCCCGCGCCGCCAGCGTGGTCGAGCATCAAGGCCGCCGTCGTCGCGTACTTTGACAGCCTCGGCCCTGGTGAGTATTCGTACGGCTACGTGGTGAGCGCGCGGTTCCCCGCGCCCGAAGACAGCGCGCCGTCGACGCTGCATCCGTCGGCGCTTGCGGCGCGGGTGATCTCCGAGGTGTCGACGGTGCTCGCGTGCACCACGTCGACGCCGTCGACCGCGGCGACGCCCGTCGACGAGTACATGCTCGACCTGGGGTACCTGATCGTGAGGAGCGCATGAGCATCGAAGCAATGAGGCAGTTCCGAACCGACGCGCTGAACATGCGCGCGTCGGAGCCCGGTGATGTGGTGTACGCGGGCGCGACGGTGGCGGAGCTGCGCAAGAACGCGGACAACGCCGCGGCGCAGGCCGTGGCGAAGAGCGACCTCGTCGCCGCGGCGCTGTGGGTGGCAAGGTCCACGGCGCTCGGCAAGGTGCAGTACGTCGCGCCCGGTGCGGTGGGCATCCGCTGGCGCGAGTCGCAGGACCGGCTCTACTTCATCGTCCCCAACGTGGGCATCGTGCAGAGCATCACGCCACGCGAGTTCGTGCGGTACTGGTCGCCGGAGTCGGGCGACGCGCTGTACGCGGCGATGGAGCGCGGCATCTCCGAGGTGTATCGCATCGTCGAAGGGTGGGGCTGGACGCTCACAGGCTGAAACACCCGGCGCCCATGCATCTCTGGTCAGGGTTGCAGACGCGGCCGCACCGCCCGCAGTTGTTCCGGTTGTTGGTGAGATCCGCCTCGCAGCCGTCCGCGATGTCGCCGTTGCAGTCGGCGAAGAGGCCGCGGCACATCAGCCCGCACGTCGCCCCCATGCACCGCGGCGCCTCTCCGGTGGGCGCTGCTCGGCACGCCGCGCCGCACGCGCCGCAGTTCGCGACGCTCGTCGCGAGATCGACCTCGCAGCCGTTGGCGGCCACGCCGTCGCAGTCGCCCCACCCGGCCTCGCAGGTGAACCCGCACGCACCGGCGGTGCAGGTGGCGGCGGTCGCGTGCGCCGGGCGGGGGCACGACACGCCGCAGCAGTTGCCCGGCGTGCTGGAGTCGCAGGCCGGCGGCGCGTCGACCACGTCAGCCCCGGCGTCGCGCACCGCGTCGGCGCTCACCACGTCCCGCGGCGCATCGGTGGGCGCGTCGACCGCCACGACGTCGGGCGCGAGCTGCACGTCGACCACGTCGGCGGTCACCACGTCGGGCGTCGCCGCGTCGCGCCCCTCGCACATGCAGGCGCCGAAGCCTGACCCGTCCGCGGCGCAGCGCTGAGCGCCGCTCGAGCCGTCGGGGCATGCGCAGGGGACCTGCACGCCGGCGGTGCAGTTGGTGAGCGGCAAGGGGTCGCCCGCGCAGGCGGCGAGGACAAGAGCAGCGGCGACGAGGGCAAGGCGCATGGCCCGCGAGGGTACGCCCCGCACCCCCAGCGCCTGCAACCCGTTGACACGGACGAACGACAAGGAACCGTCACATGGACAGCCCCCAGACATTCGCCGAAGGCCTCCAGATCGGGGCCGTGTTCCTGAACCTCATCCAGACGCTCGCCGTCGCGCAGCGCCCTGCGAGCCACGGTGATCTCTCCGCGATGGCGTCGGGGGTCGAGGCGCGCATCTTCCAGGCGACCTCCGACCTCGCCAGCGGAACGCTCGTCACGGTGTGCAACAAGACGATCACCGTCGTCGACGGCCTCTCCGATCCGATCGTGACGATCACCGGCGAGGGGGCCGCGTGGACCGACCGTCACATCCTCGGCGTGTACCGCCCGATGGGCGGCGCGGGCGAGCTCGCCGGCGGCGCGAGCGATCACCTCTTCGACGCGGGCGCACTCTCGATCTGGTGCGGGTACACGGGCCTCGGCGCCTACGACGCTGGCGGCACGAACCCGCCGAGCGCGGGCAACCCCCCATCGCGCGCGATGGGTGCGTCGTGGGTCTGCGAGATCGTGTCGAACCTGTGGCTGTACGTCGACCCGAGCGACGGGTTCCTCAAGCTCTACAACGACACGGGCGTCACCATCCGCTGCCCATTCCTCTGGTTCTTCGCAGCCGCGAAGGCCAACAAGCGCTGACCAGCGCACACCGCACTTCACTCACAACACCGGAGACACACGCATGTCGATCCCTCGATCGCTCGCGGAGCGCATCAGCGTGCTCCCGTTCGCGTCGGACACTGAGCACCGACGTCTCGACCTGAGCACCACGCCCGCCAACATCTCGCTCGCTGCGGGCGCGCACGAGGTCTACAACGGCGGCAGCGTCGTCGCGTATCTGCGCCTCGGCTCCGGCGTGTCGATCCCCGCGTCGGGCGGCGCTGCGGTCGCGGGGCAGTTCCCCGTGCCCGCGGGCGCCGTGGTGACGTTCGTGACCGACGGCGCCGCCGCGGTGTACGGGCTCACCGAGACGTCGACGACCACCCTCGACTTCATGCGGAAGCCGCTGTGACCGCCATCAAGCCAGGTGGCGGCGGCAGCGGCGGCGGCAGCTCGAGCCCGACCACGACCGTGGGCGACATGATTGTCCGCGGCGCGAGCGTCGATCAGCGACTCGCGATCGGCACGTCGGGGCAGGTGTTGATGGTGTCGGGCGGCGCGCCCGCATGGGGCGACGCTCCGTGGGTGACCGCGACCGGCACGCTCCTCACGGGGCGCGTGCTCGCGTGGGATGGCAGCGCGTGGGTGGCGACGGCGCTCTCCCCGTCGTACGTCGGCGCGGTGCCCACCGGGCGCACGCTGGCGACCCTCGACCTCTCGGTGGACCGCAGTGCCTCGGAGCTCCGCACGGCGCTGTCGACGGACACGACGAGCGACCCACGCATGCCGACCGACGCGAGCGTCTCCCTCGCGAAGCTCTCGGCGCCCGTGCTCGCGGCGCTCAAGACCACCGTCACGCTCCCCTTCGCGGCGCACAACGCCAGCGCGCCGTACCCCGGCGCGGACGTGATCGGCCTGCTCTACTT